TTTTGGCAACATACCTGTTGACTTGATTGGGTTCAAATCGTTGTCAGCTGTACCAGAACGGAGAACAGACTTGAGGATAACCTCTGCCTGGAACTCGAGTGCTGGAGGAACAACTAACTGCTCTGCCTTCAAGCGAATACGCTTACCATTGTTGTCAACAGCAGAGCGAATTTGAATTAACATCTGTTCAACAGAAGTTTGGCTCAAAGAAGCAGCTGTAGATAACTGGTTAGAGTAAGTAGCGCCGTTAGCGATTGGGTGTGCTGTGTTGATCAATGTTACGCCGTCACCACCGATGTAGCCTGCTGTGAAAGCAAAGTTCAAAATGTTTGCACATAATGTTTCTTTAGTTTCAATCATAGACTGTGCTAAATGTTTAGCGAACGTTGAGCCGATACGGATGTGATCACCATCTTCCATCAACACTTTGGTTAAAGCGTATGCTAAACCATAGATTTGATAGATGAAACGTGTGATGTACAATGTACCACCCTGGTCATAGCTGACAGGAGTTCCGTCAGGCATCGCAGGAGCAGCATTCATACCATACAACATTACTTCTTCGTGGTAATTACGTGGAATACCTTGGATTTGTTCTACGAATCCCTTCCACTCGTCGGAGCGTTGTTCATAAACGCCATCAAAGACTTCGTTGATAATCGGTTCGACTACCGCACGAAAGTCGGTACTACGCATTGGAGTTGCCATAGCTATATCCTTTCGTTATTATACTGAAACAGACGCGGCTGCGAACTGATTGTTACAAATCTGAACTTGAACGATTGTGTAAGTATCACCCCAAGCATTTGTATTGCCTGCTGGGTATGCTACTTCACGTCCGAGTCCAACCACACGAACTTGACCTTGTGCACCAGAAGAAACAGCACTTGCTGCTAACGCTGTAGTAGAGAAGCCTGCACCACCGGTACCGATAGCGTAACCATCGGATACTGTGTAGCCAGTAGTTGTGTCAAAGTTGTATTCAGTACCAATAGCTGCTGAAGTTGCAGAGCCATTGATTTGTGCTTCATACACGAGTGCTGGGTCAGAGAAGATCCAGAAAACGATGTTTGTAGCAGCGTCAAGAGTTGTCTTAGCAGCGTACTTAGCCACTGAACGACGGCCTTCAGCGGATGTATATTCTACACCGTTGAATACACCATATACTTTACCGCTTGAAGCAGTTTGGTTTGCAATTGTCAATTGACCAGAAGATGTGATCGCTACAGGTTGAAACTGCCAGAAAGACTGGCCAGAAGACAACGAGTAAGGAGCAGAATATCCAGATACTCCAGTAACAAAGGTGTTAGTACCAGCGAATGGTACTGCACGATCTAAGCCACTTGGGTGGTATGCAGGTTTCAGGCCAAAGGGTTGAAATGTTGTTGACATTTATTTTTTCCTTTGTTTTTAAGTTTGTTATTGGAAACGAATATTGCTATTCGCTTTTTGTGCTTCTTTTTCCATTTCCAAGATTCCACCTTCAAGAATAGATCTGCCACCCTTGCCTTCTTGTGCAGTGCTTCTTACCTGTGCGGTAATGTTGCGCTGGTGTTCAAGAGGGTCTTCTAGGTGTAACATTTTCATAACTTCTTGGTAGACGTCTTCTGGTAATTTAAAAAGAACCATCTCATTGCAAGAAACACAGCCTTCAAACTTGCCCGAGTTCATCTTACCTAGTCCTTCAAAGCCTTTGCCTAACTCCGCAGCTTTAACTGGTTCATAACCCAACGCCATACGTTTGTCGATACTGTCATAAGTATTAGTTGTTGACAACCAACACAAATGCATCCCGGGGATTGAATCCTTTGGGATGTCGGGCAGCGCACTGTTTGCCCATTTATCACGGAACGCGTCAAGGCGTTCCCGGTGCGCAATAGAAGAACTATCTAATGTAGTTCTGTCTTTAACTTCCTGTACACGATCTGCTAAACGATCGTCTAAATCTCTTTTTATTCTAGTGTTTGCCATTTCAATTATCCTTTATTTGCACGATCATACGCAGCGTAGGCGCGGATCATTTTGTTTCGTTTCTCAACATTATCCCATGCGCCTGCGTCTTTAATCGCTTGCACTCTATCACGGCTTAGTGTGATTGTCCCAGGTTTATTGCTGGTTGACTGTGCTGTACGACTTGACGCTGTTGGGTTTGCTCGTTTTGCTCCACCCTTACTTGCATAACGATGGGGTAAACGGCTTGATAAACGACTGTCTAGCTCTTCCCAATACTCTGGGTCCGCTGGGTCCCACCCATCGGCAGCTAGTTCGGAGTCTATTACTTTGGCAATTCTACTGTCTGTATCTCGCGCCTGTGGGTCGTACCAAGAATTTCTTTTTAGCCACTGTGTGGCATTTTGTTGAATTTCATTGGCCGCCGGATTGGGCACGTTTTGTTTTGGCGATTTTGCTGCCTCAACTTGTTGTTTTTTGTAGTGCTGAACTTGATTAAGGCGCTGTTTAGCGTCCGTTAACTGTTCTAAATACTCTACCTGAGCGGCTGCGTCACCTTCTTGGGCGGCTTGTAGCATCTTCATTTTTGCGTACTCAACACGGGTTGCCTCGTCTTCAAGGGCCTTGTCAATCTGCGCAAACTGGTAAGACGCCGCAGTATTTTCTACCGCTGCCAACCTTCTTGCTAATTCTTCGTTTCTGCGCTCAAGTGCTGAAATTTTATGTTTTGCAGATACTTCGCGCTGTTTTGAGAGCTCTTTTTTTAGCTTACGTTCTTCACGCCTAGCTTCACGAATTTTCTCGCGCTCTTCTTCAGTCTCGTCTTCATTATCTGCTTCGTTGTCGTCCGCGTCGTTTTGATCTGCGTCTTCATCAACGGTGCCACCTTCGGCCTTTTCTTCTACAACATTTTCGTCTTCTAAGACGTCATCGGGGTGCTCTCCAATGTTTGCTAGTACTGTACCATCTTCACGTTCCTTAATAGGAACATCTTTTTCATTTTCACTCATACTTTTTCCCAAAAGTTAATTAATCAACAAACGCTTTCATTTTTTGTGCGTGAGCAAAGCTCTTAATACGTGAAATGATTTCTCGTGCCTGTAATGTGATAAACACTACCGCAGCACCACCATCTCCTGCATCAATTACGCAACGATCTCCACCATACTTAATTGTACGAACTAAGTCGCCCTCTTTGCACCAAGGTCCTTCAATCCAATTACTTAAATCGTCTAGGTTACGGTACGCTAACGGGCCTACTTGAATTACTTTGGCTACGGTTTCGTTAAACTTAATCGTCTGTCTGGTTTCATCAACTAAGATGATTCCACCCTTACTGGTTGTTTTTTCACGTCTTAGTTGGACTAAAACACGATCACCAGCTACGTCAATACCATGATCTATAACAGGAAAACACTCTTCTTCCGTTCGTAAATCTGGTTCGTCTTTTTCTTTTACGTCAATCACTTTACAGTGCTCCTTAACCTCTACAGGTCTTCGTCATCTTCCGATAAAATAGATTCAATAATCGCCAAAGCATCGGACAAACCTTCGCGCTTACCAACAAACCTTTGATATGTATCAAAAGTGTGTATGTTTATGCCAGAAGCAATTCCTTCTGTCATTTCTGTTTGTGCGGTTTTAATTCTTTTCAGAATCTCGCTTAAAATATCTCTCATACTTTTACTAATGCAACAAATAGAGCAAATCCGCCCTTACAATCAATAAAAATTACCACCCTTGATATCTTTTAGGTTTTTATCTGGTCCAACTAAGCTATTTTTAGCCATTTTGTTGCCATTAAGAACGGCGTTATTGGCACGTTTGCTTCCAGATGGTCCATTTTCTACTTTTTGGTCTGGTCCGCCAGCATAGCCCGGTGTGCCAGTCATTTTATAGGCTTTACGAAAACCTAATTCATCATTTGCCATTTTATTGCCCTTCTTGTGGTTGTGGTTGTTGTGCTTGTAATGCTTGTTGCTGTTGCATTTGAGCCATTTGCTGTTGATGTTGTTCATCAGACTGCTGTAAGCCTTGTGCGTGTTGTTGCGCTGCTTGTTGTGTCTCTAAAGCATGCTGTTGTGCTGTTTTTTGCATTTCTATTTGGTTCTGCACTTGTTGCGCTTGTTGTTCAAACACTTGTTGCTGTACTGCAAGCCCATGTTGACGAATATCTTGGTTTGCAGCGTTAATTGCTTCCAAAGCGGATTGATTTTGTTCTGCATCAAGTTGTTTTTGTTGCTGATCCATCTGCGCGTTAGTATTAATCATAGCAACACGCTCTTTTGCAGCGTTATTGATGTTAGCCATAGCCACATCAGTTGCATTACGTTGGTTGTCAATGTTAGTTTGTGTTGAATATTTAACCTGTAACTCTTGAACTTTTTGTTGTAACTCAGCCAATTTAAGTTGAAACTCTTGTTCTTGCTTTTTAGCGTCCAATTGCATGCGTGCTTGGGTTTCTTCAGACTTACGCTTGGTTTCCGCCATTTGAGTTTGCATAATAACGTTAGCTGTTGGGTCTTGTCCAAGCATTTGTTGCTGTTGGGCTTGTTGAGCTTGTGCCACTTTTTGTGATAATGCTTGAATTTGCTGAATATAGGGTGCTAAATTTGTTTTTGCGTCTTGATCAACCAGTTTAGAAGCAATTGCAAGTGCTTTTTGAGCATCTTTATCTAAAGTTTTCTCTTTATGCAGCTCAAAATCGTCTTGCCCACTGCCCGCTTGTGCTACATAAGCACGCATTTCTTGCAAATAATGTAAAGTTAAGTGTTGTTTGATGTGTTGTAATGCATGTGGGGCAAAAATAGGCCCAATCACGGGGTTTCCACCATACGCTGGGTTATTAGCGTACTCTAAATGCACTTGAATATGGGCAATATGATCTTGGTCGGGGAATGCAGCCGCTGGTTGACCCATTGTCATTGAGACATTCTCAAGTGCTGGGTTAGATTCCACAATACCAACGGGATTTGGCAATACTTCTGATACCGCTGGTATTTTTAATTGATCTAAAATGCGTTGATATACCGCCCGAATGTCAAACATTCCAGGGGGTGCAGACGTTGCCATCTGTAACAAGGCTTGATTTTGTGCAAGACGCTGTGTTTCAGAAAAAATATTAGGGTCAGATACAGGTCTTACGTCGCTATTGTAAGCAAAATCACGCACTTCAATTTCTTCGCCAGATTGGTTGTCCATTTCAGACAAATACCAGTGGTTAATGCGTGAAATAATTTTTAAGGATTTGGCTTGACTACGATGCAAACGCGCATGAATACTAGAAAATACTTTAGCACCTTGCTCAATCAACGCTTGTGTTGTTCCAACAGGCATTTGATTATTGGCTTCACCAATCTTTTCTTCTGCTGTTGTAACTACGCCTTTAGCTGCGGCGGTTAACCACCCAAGTAAGTCAAACAAAACGCCAGATGGTGGGTTAAAAGGCATTGCCATAGCAATTTTACGAACATCATCTACACCAGGTGCGCCTTCAATTTCAACTACTTGCGTTGGTTCAATCCGATCAGACTGCCCACCAATGCGTCCGCCTTTGAGTTTAAGTAGCGTCTGGCTATTGTTAATATGTGCAGCATCAAGGAGAGCACGCAATGAGCCAGTAAGAGCGGCACTAAGACCACCGATAAGGTGAGGTAAACCAATAGCATAAGCCCCACGCCAAGGTATAAACTTAAA